CACCCGCAAGCCAATTTGTCGCTAGCCGACTATGAAGCCGCGTTAGACGGGCCGCCTACACCCGTGGATAGCGGGCCGGTAAACCCTACGGTGGCGGCTACCGCCGCCGATTAGCCGAAGTAGTAGTGGCTACCGGGTGGTGGCCGCCCAACGTCGAGTTTGATGAATACGATCTGGCTACCGTTATTAACGTGATTAACGAACAAGCCCGGCAACAGGAACGTGCTAGCCGTGGCCGTTGACATTTCGGTAGGCGTAGTTGGCCTTAAAGAAAACCTAAAACAGTTAAACAAAATTGCGCCAACGTTACGCCGCCAAATTACAAAAGATTACGTACAGATTATGCAACCGGTTGTAGATACGGTGCAAAAGATAATCCCCACAATCCCGCCCGTTAGCGGTATGTCTAAGGGTTGGAAAACGGCTAGCGGTTTAGAAATGTTGCCGGCAAGCGGTTGGAACGGCAACAAGGCCCAAAAGTTATTAAAGCCCAAAATTAACACCCGCAAGGTTAAAGAATTCCAAGGCAACGTGGAAAACGTTGGCACATTTGGGTTGGTGCTTAAAGGTTACATAAACACGGTGGTGGATATGGCCGGGCGGCAATCGTCGGGAAACCGTGACGTGTTTAGCCGGGTAGGTTCGCATGGCCGCCGAGTAGGTGCGGTTGGCGGCCCGCTACTTATTGCCATGTTGCAATCCCGCTATGGCGGCGCGTCAAGGGCCGTTTGGGCGGGTTACGAAAAAAGCAAAACCGAATTGGATCAGGAAATGGAAAAATTGGTGAAACGCGTTATGGATTTAGTAAACACCGAAATGGCCAAGTGAAGTAGCGTTAGGGGTTAACCATGGCCGTATCCTTACCAATCGTTAGCGAATTTGACGGCAAGGGCATTAGTAAAGCCATAGCCGAATTTAAGCAATTAGAAACCACGGGCGAAAAAGCCCAATTCGCATTAAAGAAAGCCGCAATACCGGCTACCGCCGCGTTAGCCGGTTTAGCAGCCGGGTTAGGTTCGGCCACAAAAGCGGCTATTGAGGACGCAGCCGCCCAAGATCATTTAGCAGGCGTTTTGCGCCGTTCGGGCATGGCAACAGATGAACAAATAGAACTTAACGAAATGTTGCTATCTAGTATGTCGCGCTCGGCCGCAGTAGCAGATGACGATTTAAGGCCCGCGCTAGCCACGTTGGTGCAATCTACGGGATCGTTGGAATACAGCCAAGAACTATTAAGTGCCGCGCTCGACATAAGCGCAAGTACAGGTAAAGATCTAACTACCGTTACCGACGCATTAAGCAAGGCATACAACGGCAACATGAAAGGCCTGAAAGCCTTAGACGCGTCACTAATCCCGCTAATAGCCGACGGCCAATCATTTGATGACGTGATGATAGCGCTAGCCGGCACTACGGGCGGCGCAGCAACAGACGCAGCCAACACGGCCGCGGGCCAAATGAAAAATTTCGGTATCCAAATGGGCGAAGCAAAAGAAGCAATCGGGGCCGCATTGCTACCGGCCGTACAAAAATTATTGGATTTACTAATGCCGTTGGCGTTAATGGCGCAAGAAAACACCACTGCATTTTTAATTGTGGCCGGGGTAATTGGTGGCGTAGCCGCCGCGGTACTTGTCGCTAATGCAGCAATGAAGGTTTATCGAGCGGGCGTAATACTTGTTACCGCCGCCCAAACCGCGTTTAATTTCGTTATGGCCGCCAACCCAATTACGTTAGTAGTTATTGCAATCATGGCGTTAGTAGCCGCATTGGTGTTGGCGTACAACAAATCCGAGGCGTTTAGGAACATGGTTAACAGTTTGTTTGACGCAATAAAAACGGGCGTTACCGCGTCGGTGGATTTTATTAAAGGGTACCTAAACACCGTTTTAGGGTTTTACAAATCTATTTTTAATGGCATTGCAACCCTATGGAATAACACAATAGGCAAATTGTCGTTTGAGGTACCTAGTTGGGTGCCGGGTTTGGGTGGCAAGGGTTTTAGCGTGCCGAAAATTCCTATGCTTGCCGACGGTGGCATAGTTACCGGGCCGACGTTGGCCATGATCGGGGAACGCGGCCCCGAAGCCGTAATCCCGTTAAACCGTGGCGGTATCGGCGGAAACATAACGGTGAACGTGTACTCGACGTTGGCCGACGCGTCATTGCCCGACAAGTTGGTAAACGCGTTACGGGCTTACAACAGGCGTAGCGGTGTGATTGACATACGGGTGGCGTAATGCCGGGCGAGGTAGCGAGCGCAGGTGACTACACCGTAGAACTAGATACAGGGTTTTTGCAGGACGCATTTATTCTTAACACGTCATTACTGAACGGCCCCGACGTTTTAGACGGCACTACTTCGTATGCAGATATTACGGATTTTGTTACGGGCGTAAATTACAAACGTGGACGCTCGACACCGTTTGATCAGTTCGGCGCGGGCACTATGTCATTTACACTAAATGACGAATTAGCGGGCGGCCTACTAAACCCGTTTGATACCACTAGCCCGTTTTACGATCCAACGGAAAACCGCCCCGGTTTAGCACCAATGCGTCGGGTACGCATATTTCGAGACACCACACCGCTATTTAACGGCATAGTAGAAACTTACAACTACCAATACGAATTAGATCGACAAAACATAATTACCGTTAATTGCGTAGATGATTTTTATTTGTTAGCCAACACGTTTATGGACGCGTTTAACCCAAGCGCGGAAACGTCCGGGCAACGTATTACCACCGTGTTAGCCCTACCCGAAGTGGACTACGCAGGCGCAACGGCAATAGCAACCGGCACCGTAGATCTAGGCCACGCGTCGGCATACGACGTAGCAGCCGGCACCAACGTGTTGGCATATTTGCAACAGATAAACGGCACCGCCGAATTTGGCCGTTTGTTTATGTCGGCCAATGGCACATTGACATTTCAGGAACGCATTGGCCAAACTCTTAGCAACCCGGTGGCCGTGTTTAGCGACCAAGGCACCGATTTTAAGTACCGAAACGTACAAATAGAATTTGACGCAAGGCAAGTAGTAAACCGATCCGTAGTAACCGGCCTAAACGGGCACACCGAAACTGAACAAGATTTGCCAAGCCAAGCAACCTATTTTGTGCAGACCCGCGACATAGGGCAATCGTTGCTACACGTAACCGGCCAGATTGAGGCCGCAGCCGCCTACCAACTAGCACCGCAACCGCAACCCCGGCTAACAGCCCTAACGCTTAATTTGGCAATGCTTACGAATTTACAACGCGACACGGTGGCCACAATAGATATTGGTGACACCATAGAAATAACCGTGGACGTGCCCAACATGGGCACCATTACTGAGGAATTAAGCGTCGAGGGCATAGACGGCGAAATTCGTTTGGACGGCGGCCACACGTTAACGTTTTACACCGCTAACACCACCGTGGTAACGCTACTAATTTTGGACGATAACACATTTGGGGTGCTAGATAGCACCAACGTGTTGGGTTAGGATTAGATCATGGGTGTGAACCAACAAACGTCGGTACCAGCGTTTACTAGCGGGCAGGTGTTAACCGCGCAACAGCAGACCGAGATAAACACGGGCGTACCCGTATTTGCAGACACGACCGCGCGCGACGCGGCATTTGGTGGTACGGGTGAAAAGGTTTTGGCCGAAGGCCAATTGTGTTATTTGGAAAGCACAAACAAGGTTCAGTATTACGACGGCAGCGCATGGGCTAACCTTGGAAGCATGACGCAAGTAACGGCATTTACGGCTAGCGGTACGTTTACGCCACCGGCAGGGGTGACGTATGCGATAGCGCACATTACGGCAGGCGGCGGCGGCGTAGGTAGCGCAAGCAGCGGCGCGGGCGGTACTTCGTCGGTGGCGTTTGCAGGCGGCACGATAAGCGCAACGGGTGGCATTGCCAACAATGGTGGAACACAGTCAGGGTCGTTTATTGCTGGCGTCGCCAACTCAGGGCAAGGTGCAAAAGGCGTAGGCAATAGACCGATTGGTGATGAGGGCTACACACTTATTGCCCAAGACGGCGCGTACATTGTTGCAGGTGGCGCAGTCACACCCGGCACAGGAATTACCGTCACGGTTGGCGCAGGCGGTACAGCAGGCACCGGCGGTGCAGCAGGCGGTAGCGGCTATGTATGGATTGAGTACCAAGTATGAGCGAACGCACCGTAGCAATCGTTAGCCCCAACGTCACCAACGGCGTAGTAGTAAATTGCGAAGTAGTCGCACCCGATTGGGTAAACACCGACCCGGCACATTTAATCGAGTACACGCCCGAACAGCCGGCCGCAATCGGTTGGGCCGTGGTTGACGGTGTGGTAATCGTGCCACCACCACCGCCAGATCCAACACCGCCCGAAGCGTAGTGAAGTGGCTAGCAATCGCCGCGCTATTAACCTTGACAGCGTGCGAAACGACACGAAGCAACAATGGCAAAACAAACACACGCCCAACGTATTGCACACCCGCCGATAGGTGTTAATTATGAAAGATCGTTACACCGCCGAACAATTGCACGCACGCATGGTTGCAACCGTAGGCGTAATTTTAGGTGTGGTTTTTGCCGTAGTAGTAATTGGTTTTGTGTACGGGTTGCTATTTGTTAGCCAACCATTAGAACAAGCCCCAAACGATAAGGAATTTATTAGCCTTATGGCAACTATTGTTACGTTTTTGTCGGGCACGTTGGCCGGCATAGTTGCTAGCAACGGCATGAAAGACAAAAAGAAATAATGCCGATCTATAAAGTGCCGGGCTATTCGGTAGTTACCGGGCCACTAGCCGGCACCGTCGAGTGGGTAAAACAAGCCGAACTAACTAGCGGCGGGGCCGTTTGGAATAACGGCCACTACGCAATGCGTAACATACGCGGCACTGGTACCGACACCACCCGCGGCGTAATAAGCAACCACGCAAAAGGCATTGCCATGGATTTGTCATACCGACGCATAGAAGCAAAAAAACTAGGTGTACCTAACGCACGCATAAAAGCACTTACATGGCTAAACACCGTGCTAGATAACTACGAATTGTTGGGCGTGCAATGCGTTTTGGATTACTACCCAAACGATTTTGGCCGCGGGTGGCGCGTAGATCGTGTTGACGGCCAACCGCAAAAAGCCCATAACCACCAAGGTTGGGTAAGTTACGCACGGCCAACAATTAGCGGCGCACCGGGCGGCGATTGGTTTCACATAGAAATAAAACTAGGTATGGCCAACGATCCCCAACGTGTTAAAGCCGCGTTCCAACAGGCGTTTGCAGTATCCAACACGCCCGAACAGCCATTGGCTACCGTGGCAGATACAACGAAAGGCGGGCAGCGACGTGGCCGACCAAAAGGAAACAAACCAACCACCTAACCTTATTTTTTATGAGGTTTTAACCGGCACTCTCGACACCGGGGCGCAAGTACTTGTACAAGTATTTAGGCGGCCAGACGGCACAATAAGCCTTGCGCAAATGGCGTTTAGGGGGGATAAATGGGAAACATGGGGCAAGCCAATCCGCCTAGAACACATGGGCACGCACCCGACAAATGGCGGGGCCGCATGATTGCGTACACACCATTGGCCGCATTGGTAGCGGCTGCGTTCGGGATATCGCTATGGATTGCCCCGCTACCCGACGTGCACCCCGACACGGAAGTAGCCGCCACCATAGTGGCCCCAAACACCGTTTACAGCCCCGTAGAAGCCCCAAAACCGCCTACCGCTACCACGGTGCCCTATCCCGCCGTAGGGCATTGTGGTGAGTGGGCCGGCTATGCGTTGGGCTTGGGTTGGCCAAGCGTCGAGGCCCCGCAAATAGCCGAAATAATGCGTTTAGAAAGCGGGTGTAACCCGGCCGCCGTAGGTGACGGCGGAAACAGTTACGGGTTATTACAGATCCATTGCCCGACATGGGTAGAACCGTCTAGCGCATGGCCGCAAGGTTGGGCGGCCGTTAACGGCTACCCGATTACGTGCCAAGACCTATTAGACCCGGCCACAAACCTAGGTATCGGGTTTTTAATTTGGGCGGGTGTCGAGGGAAGCGGCGGCGGTTGGTGGAATTGGACTACATACCGGCCATGAGCGAACACTTAGCAGATTGCCACGGCACCGGCGTAGGTGTGTACGCCCGGCTAAACGATCTACACGAAAACACACCCGACATAGCGGTAGCGCATTGCACGTTTTTGGCAATGGTACGCATACGCATTTTAGAACAGCGCATAAACGAATTGCGGGCCGAATTACAACGTATGGAATTGGTAGCCCGTGATTGTTACTGACGCGTTAGGCACGGTGACAATACAACTTACGCTCGACGCGCTACGCGACGTGACGGCATTTGTTGACAAACTAATAGACCGCACTAAACACGATTTGCGGCACTTGATAACCAATTTTGTAGATGATCCAAAAAAAATGCGTCAAAAAATGATTATGGGATTTATAGGCGAAGTAGCAGTAGCCGAATATTTAGACGCAACACACCACCTAGCAATTTTGCATAAAGGCCACGGCGAAACCGACGTGGACGGTATCGAGGTGCGCTCAGTAACCGACCCAAGACATTGCCTAATTACACACAAATACGACAAACCCGCACCGTTTGTATTGGCATTAGTTGACGTTGACACGGCCACGGTAGTGCTACGCGGTTGGCTACATTTGCGGCATTGCAACGTGCCCGGCCATTGGCGCACCGACGTACCGAAGCCCGCCTATTTCGTGCCGGCAACCGTGTTACAACCCATGGATACATTACGGGCGCACTACCAAGACAGAAAGCGACGGTAAGCAATGGCATACGATTTGGGCGGTT